TCCGATCGCCGCCCGGATTGGGGAGAATCAAAAAAGCCCCGCCAACCCGGAATGGGCGGCGAGGCTTTTTATGGTGGGCGTGGCAAGGATTGAACTTGCGACCCCTGCGATGTCAACACAGGCTGAAACGAGAAAATGGCTAAAAATCGTTGGTTTTATGCCAACCATTTTCCTGAACAATTCACGAACGAAACGAGAATATTGCTCGGTTTCACCGGAGATTCACCGGAGCCGCAAGCCCCGGCCATTAATACCCGATAACCGCCCCGCCATTGCCGACATATCGCCCTGAAGGAAATTTGCCGCCGCGCGTGTAGATCGAGCCGTATTTGGCGTTCAGGCTGTATTGCGAAGTCGCCGCCGCGCAGTTTTCAAGGAACAGCTTGCAGCTACCCACCGCCCCCTGATCGACCAGAAAGTCCGATGGCGGCACGGTGCCGCCGTAAATCTGGTCGCCACGGCTTTCGTAGCACATCGTGTCGATGCACCACATCGCGGTATTGTCCTGGACGATGGCGACCTGCCCGCCAGCGTTCCTGGCCGCAATCCCGCGCAGGTCGATCCACTTGCCGCCGTCATGCGTGGTGAAAGCGTTGCAGCTTTGCGCCCCCGGCCTGCCGTTGTTGAACCCGGTGCAGTCCATCGTGAAAACAAACGCCTGCGTACCGTTGGCGGCATGACTGTTGAACCCGTCGACCTGATTGGCGCTCGCGTCGCAACGGATGAACGCCGCCGCCTGAATGTCGCCCATCGACACGCCGTTGCGCGGCCCGCTGGTGGCAGTGATGATGCCGTCTTCGCCGGACGAGTAGCGGAAGGTGCAATCCTCCGCGACGAAACGGCCGGTCGTATTGCCGAACAGGATGCAGGGCGTGTTGCCGCTCAGGTCAAAGCCGGAGACATACATATTGCCGCTTGTCGTCATCGGCAGCGGGCTCGTGGAACCCACCGTCAGCAGGATCCGCGTATTGGTGTCGTTCACCGCCGCGCCATCGGCACGGTTGACATAAGTCGTCACATTGTCGGTGTACCAGCTTCCCGGCGTGGCGCGGCAAGTGGCGAGATCGGCCACCCACGTATAGTCCAGGAACAACCCGTCCTGATCCACTGTATCAAGCCGGACGGCTCGCCTGCTCCCGGCGCGCGTTGCCTTATAGGTCGTGCCCTGGTCCAGCGTCCATGTGAGCGCATCGAAAAAGCCGGTCACGACCCTGCCGCCCACCGCTATCAGCGAACATGCCTTGTTGGCGATGACGGCGCCCGAGGAGCCGGACGGGCAATTGCCACGAGGATACGTCCCCGCCCGCACATAGACGATATACGGGTTCGACTGGCCATTGCCCGCGGTAATCGCGGCGTTGATCGACTTCTTGGCGGTTGCCCATGACAAGCCGTCGCCCGTGTCGTTGGCCTGGTTGATGTCGACAAAATAAGCGGTGACTGAAATCCACGGCGTCACGTCTGGCGTCGGGCAAAATGCCTGACGCGAGAAATTGGTGCGCACTCGGCCCGTCGCGTCGCGCCAGAAGTCGAAGGGAAACAGGCTGCGCGTGTAAGCGAACAGCGCAGGCTTTACGAGCGGCGTGCCAAAGGCGATGCCGCGTGTGGCAAGCGCGCTGTCGCTGATGCCGCCAAGTGCCCCGGAGGTCCTCGTCATGGCTCAAGCCTCCGCGATGAGGTTGGCGGCGGTGGTCCCGGTCGCGCGGACATAAGAAGCCATGACGGATATATAGCTCGCATCTGGCAGGTTCTTATAGGTAACGTCCGACTGACCGTTCACACCTCTCAAGACCACATCGCCGCCAGACCCGACGTAAATACCTTTGGCGATGACCGGCAATGGATTGGTATCGTGGGGAGTGATTGCAAACGGCGCCCGAGATGGAGCATCCGGCGCGTCGGCGTAATCGGCAAAATCACTCATGGCTGTTTCCTTTGCGTGTTGATTTGAGGTTTCACTTTTTCGGCGAAGACTTCGGCCATGCCTCGATCAGCGCTCGACGCTTTGCTTCACATGCGGCGATTTCGATATGGGCATCGCGGATCGATACTTCGGCGTCGGATGATGCCGCCGAACCATCAGTCTGGCGGTGCGCCTTTGGTATCGTGCATGGCTCCCGCGCCGCTGGTGGCGGCGGTGGCGGCGAGTTGTGAATCGAGTTCGTCGATCCCATGCACGCGCTCACCAGCAAGGCAGGGAGCGCGACCAGCAGGCGTTTGGGCATATTGGGTCACCGTGTCATGAGAGCGGATGATAATCGGCTCGCGCTTGGCGAGACGGTCGGCATAGTTGGCGGCGGCATTGGCCTGGTCATTTGCCCAGGCGGCCTGTTGTTCGGCTGCCTCGGTTCGTCGCACCTGCTCGGCAAGCTGATCGGCGACGCGTACTACATGGAGGCGAGCGCGCGTCATCGTCAGGGCCCCGGCGAGCAGCGCGATCACGATCCATGGCGCGAACTTGAGCGCCCGTCGCACCCAGCCAATCCCGGGCACGGCAGCGCTCACGGCTGTTTCGGCCGCATCGGTGAGCATGTTCATCAGATACCCCCCACGATTTCGCAGTTGGTGATGAAGCCGTGCCAGTTTCCGGCCGCGCTTCCATCGATCGATGGCGTGATTGTCATCGTTTCAAACGACGCTCCGTCTAGGCATCCCACAATCTGCCACATTTGCTTTGGGTTCATCGTCTGAAAGCATCGACGATAGCCGTCTGCCTGGAATGGACCTTCTGGAAATGCATCATGCACAGCTGGCCAAAGATCGCGTAGGTCTGGGCGGGATTCGCTCATTACGATCCACATTCCCTCACCCAGAGTCGGCGACTTAAAGACAAAGGATATCCGCTTTCCGTCCTTCATGACCCAGCGCGGGTCGAGGTCGACGAGCCTCACAGCCCCGCCAGGCATTGCGCCCGCTCCCTCTGCCGCCGCCGCAGCAGGCCGCGAACTTCATGCCCGCCGGCGAAGCGATAGGCCAAAAACCGGTCGCAGGCCGCGCGGTATTGACCGGCGTTGAACAAACTGGCGATCGACGATTTGCAATAGCCTGCCACGCCGATGTTGAAGGTCAGCCGAGTCACGGCGGCAAGCTGGTTGGGGTGGTCTACCAGCCCCGGCGAACAGCGCATCGCGCCTTGCAGGTGCTTTGCCGCATCGTCGCGCAGCAACGTCTTGCACTCGGCATCGGTCTTGCGTTCGCCGATCCGCACGTCGGCACCGGTGTGTCCATAGCAGCTCGTCGGCACGCCGATGATGTCGGCATAGCTGACATTGCGCTTGCCCTCGTCTGACGGCAGGAACGCCATCGCCAGGCCAAGCGCGGCGAGCGCACCGGCGCCAAGGCCGCCGCCAATCTTTGCCTTGGCCGACAGCTTGGGCGCGGGATAGCGTGGTTGTGGCTGGTCAGGCATCGGACCCTCCATTGCGCTGCGCGACGTGCTTGGCGAGGAAGGCGCCGACGACAATCGCCGAGGTGATGACCAGCGCCACCTTGTCAGGCACACGGCCGCGCAGATCGGCGGGCAGCGCGTTCCACAGATCCAGCGCCTCATGCGGGAACAACTGGATGAAGGTCACGAAGCCACTGCCCAATGCCAGCAGCCATGTCGACCATTGCCGCCACACCCGGCGCAGATCGCCGACAAGGCGCGCGCGAAACCACTTTCCCGCGGCGCGCAGCCGCGTGGCCAGATCATCGGTCATCTCAGTTACTCCTGTTGGTTGCCGGTCAGTCGGCGGTTCCGTCGTGCGCGTCTCGCACAACCCTGGCCGCGCTTATCTCTGTCTGTACGGCATTGCGCCGCTCGCCAGGCTCAGGCCTCATGCGTTTCAAAAAAGCCTTTGCCCGTCGACTGGCGGCCCGCTGCTCCGCATCGCCTTCGGCATGCAAAAGCGCGTGCAGATGGTCCAATGCCTCTTCCAGATGTGCGGCATGCAGCAATAATGGACGAAGCTGGGCAGCCTCGCTGCGAAACTGCACCATTTCTTCGCGCGCAGCCTTCAACAGTTCGAACATCAGGCCGTCACGGTGTTCCTCAATCTTGGCGTCGGTATCCGATCTGGCGCGAAGCCATTGCAGCATGCGGTCGACGCCCCAAGTCAACCCGCCGCCAGTGGCCAGTGCGGCAACGGTATCGATTGTCAGCGTCGTCATCCCAAGTTACTCCAATCAACGGCCTGTGCGTCCTCAATCTCTTCGAGCGTTTCCGCTGTTTCGATCGCCACCAATGCAGCGCGACGTAGCGCTTCGATCGCCGATCCGATGCGCACCCATGCATCGGCCTGGGCGATGACAATTGCCGCCAGGGCCGCGACCGTCATTCCACAAGACGTTGCTTCGGAGGCCAGGAATGGAAAGGCCGCTTCATCAGCACCGTCCGTCCAGGCACGCGCTTCGGCTTCCTTGCGGACATAGGTCATCGCCTGCCCAGCACCTGGCGTCAGAAACTCGGCGCGTACCGCTTCTGCGCTCGCGTTAACGCGCGCCGAAGCTGCCGCTTTCAACACGGCAAGATCATTGACGATTGCCAATGTGTCCCAATCGACCGCCTTGCCTGTCCATGAAAAATCATCGGCGACGTCGATGACCGCCCTGTTGGTCAGGTCGAACCCATCAGCCAGTTCGGCTTCGATCAACTGGGCTTCCCTCGTCGAGGGATCGAGTATCACTTTCACCCCGCCCATTGGACCGACCCGCTTCCCGCAAATGATGTATAGGTGGTCGCTGCCGCCTGCCTCATTTGCAGTCTGAAATAGACAGTTTGCTTCGCAGACAGCGACAGAGATGCGCCGGACGGCGATGACATGAAGCTGAATGTGCCGTCATCGGTCGGAGACGAGGCGACGGTGCTCAACGTGCCGATTGAAGTCCAACTGCTGCCATTCAAGCTGTATTCGACAAATCCGTTGACGTTGTGCGACCCTGATGCAGCGCCGAAACCGCCATCGAAAGCTATATCGAAATTACCATTTGGTCCCGCCGTCAACTGGACAGACCATACAACCGTATAACTCGTGCTCGGCGGCGGGCCGATGGCAGAATCAGTGTAGTTGAATGCCGGACCATCCTTTGCCTTGCTATAACTGATCCGCACGACTTGCGAGGCGCCGCCATTGGCAACCGTGATGTCGACAAAGCCAGTATCTGCCGTCATCGCGGAAACGCTGAATACCCCGTTGCCGACATGCGTCACGCCGGTCAGATTGGACGGCGTATCTGCGGAATATGTTGTGCCGCTTGCAGTCGCCGTGACGTTCGTCGCGCCCTTGAACACCGTGAAGAAAAATCCGGGCAGCGCTGCCTTGGGCGTGCCATTGGCCGTCGATGGAACACTTATACTGGTCGCAGATGCGGATACGGATAAGGCGTCAGTACCGTTATTCCCGGCAGGCCCTGCCCCAGTGAACGACAGAAGCGTAAACCCGAAGCCTTGCCCACCAAGCGAGCTATCGAACCATAATCTCTTATCTGCGGCTGCGGCCTGCGAAAAGAACTCGGCACCATTGCGGGTATAGCGAACCGACTTGCCGTCGTACTGAATACCAAAGGTATCGCCGGGCGCGGCGACAGACGAAGTGCCGCCATCGAACACGAAGACACCGTTGTTGGTCGCATATATCATGCCCGAAATACCCTTGACATAAATGGCATAATCAAGGCTGGTCCAATCGGCATTGGTGGTCGGGTCTTCGTTGAGCGCGACCATATAACCGGTCGCGCTCTCATGCCGGAACGACAACGCCGCACCGCCCCGGAAACTCTCGCTCGAATAGACCTGCTGGTTCCAATCGCCAGTATAAGCCGCAGTTCGGTAAATCTTCGCTCCTGACGCCATTGCGCCAGCGCTGGCGACCAGGCCAAAGTTTGGCGGACCGACATATTGCGACCATGTATAATCAGCCGGATCAGTGCTTTCCGCGCTGGTCGATTTGTTGTCGGCTATGCCCTGATAAGTACGGCCGCCCGGAGCGCCAGTGCTGAAGTTCAGCGTACCGTCAGGGCTGTCGGCATAAGCGACCCATCTGTACGCCGATGCGCCATCCGCGCCGCGTGCTCCCGGCAGTCCATCGTTGCCAGGTATGCCTTGCGCGCCGTCCTGTCTTCCACTGGTATAAGACGGGAACTCAGTCTGGTCGGCCGTCGCCGATGACACCATGGGTTCGCGCAGATGGCTGCCGATCAGCGCTGATGTTCCGTTTGAGAACGAATTGACCAACATCCGCGCCTGCACCGCACCAGCAGGGACAACGAAAAACCCGCGCATTTTGGTGTTTGTTGGCTGACTACCTGCCAGCGTGGCAAGGTCAGGCGAATTGGCGATGAATGCACCGCTGCCATCGTAGAACCCTATGGCGAGCGCTGAATAGCTTAGCGCAGGCTGTCCGCTGCCCAACCCGACCTGCGCTGCATATCTCGCGCCTGGCGTGACATTGAACGGCGGCGAGTAAAAACCATAATAGCCTGCCCCGGATGAGGTTGCCTCCATCTGGTAATATGGACCGGTCGAGTCGGTTCCGGCGTAAGGAAACCCCGAATCAATCGTCACGGCGCCACTCGGCGCCACGCCCCAACCCCGTGCACCCTGCCCGAAATCGCTAAACAGGATCAGGTTGACGTTGTTGGGCGTCGTCGCAAGATCGGCAAGCTCAAGCTGCACCGGCGTGCGCAATGGATCGTATGTCGTCGGTGCGGCGGCGCTGACCGCTGGTGCATCGCTGGCGTCCCAGGCATAGATGGCGGCATTTTCTTCGCGCAACAACATCGGTACGGTGCCATCGATGCGCACCGTCATGGCGACGATCCGGAAGAGCTTTGCCGAAAAGCCAAGTGCCGAGAAAGTCAGGCGGATCACATCGCCCTTTTGGAATTTCCACGCCGTTGCCTGGAATGTCCCCTCGAACACTCCGGGATAAAGCGAGCGTTGCAGCCGCTGCTTGCCCAGGCGCTGCGCCTGACTGGGCGACTGCACAAGCGGCAGATCGACCTGCAGCGAACGCTCGATTCCATCGGCGGGAGTGATCGACACATCAGGATAGGCAATCGCCTGATAAAGCGAGTTGCTCGACGGATCGGTATAGTTGCCGCGCACCACGGTGATCGTGTCGGATAGCGCGCTGGCAGGCGTCCAGCGCACATCGCCGATCACGTCATCATCGTCGAGGCTGCCGATCGGCGCCGACAAGTCGTTGTGATAGACGATGATGCGCAGCCGACCGTCGGCATCATCGACATCGGCGTTCATGCTCGCCTTGAAGCTATCGAGCACGGTCGACAAGTCGTCGCCTTCGGACAGGATGCCATCGGTGCGATAGCGCGGCTCGGTTCCGCCATCCGACTTCGATACGGTCTCGTCGCACAGATTGGCGGCCACCGCGAAGCTGGCCAGATCGATACGCGCCGGCGGAAGGCCCTTGCCTACCGCCAGCTTCCATGCCGAGGTGGTGGGGTTCTGTATCCGCCAGCCGAGCAGATAGGTGAGCAACTGCAGCGCTGGGTTGCGCGCGGCATTGTCATCCCATGCCCATGTGGTCTGGTCGTTCGCGCGCTGGCTGCCCGACCCGCCTGACACGGTGGAATCCCGGCGGGGATCATAAACCGCCATACCCTTGCCGATGATCGTCACTCGCGTCGGGATGCTCGACGCGAACGGGCTTTGCGTCTTCTTGCTGTTGCCCGTCGTCTTGTACCGGAAATAGACATAGGCGAGGCCGGTGTAGCGCCGCGATGACCCGATGCGCGGCCCGATGTTGATCGCGTTGGCGGCCGATCCCTGAGTGATTGCGGTTACCGTCAGGTATCCGGCATAAGTCGATGTCACGCCGCCGCTGGCAGTCCATGCCTGTTTGTCGTCAAACCAGATTTCATCGATCGATTGCACGCGGTGGCTCGCGCAGACGACGAAGCGGTGGAGATAGGCCTGATCGCTCGACCATTCCTGATCGCGCAGGTCAGTCGCCATCGCGGTGTGGCCGAAGATGATCTTGCGCGGCGTGCGCGGATCGATGTTGACTGAGGTGCGATCCGCATTGGCACTGCTGATCTTGGGCGATTTGGTGGTAAGCCCGCCAAGCACCGACAATCCCGCGCCGACCGCAAGCAACGTCCCGGCAGAAACGCCAAAGGCACTCGTGGCAAGCGAAATGCCAAGTCCCGCCGCGGCGCCACCAGTGACGATCGCCAGACCGACGACGGCAACCACCGTGCCGATGACCGTTAGTACCTTGCCCATCAGCCAACGCTCCAGGCACGGTCCCAATCGCCGCGCGCGATGCGGACAAGACCGGGTTCGCCATTTTCCTCGCCGACGAACAGCCCATCAGCACCGATACAAACACCGGCGGATCCACCGAACATCACCAGGTCGCCGCGCTTGGCGAAGCCAGTTTCGATCGGCGGCAGACATGTGGTGATCGTGCTGACCAGATCGCCAGCGCCCCATTTCTTCAGCGCGCGCACCGATCCTGCCACGGATCGATAGCGGCCACGGAACGGTGCGCCGAAGTCGTCACCCGTCTGCGCCAGAACCGCGCCGGCCGCGAACAGCGCGCAGTCGATATGGCCCCATTTGAACACGGCACCTTCGTGCGCGACGATATAGTCGTGCAACCGGGTTTCCCAATCGGGCAGGCGCGGCGTCATGCGAAATTCTCCAATCGTCCGCTGAACCGGTCATAACCAAAAGGCGCGGTGACGGTGTTGCTGACAAGTGCGGTGCCGCTCACCCCATTGGCGATCGCCACCGCGGCGCGGGCAGACAAGTCACCGGGATCGAAACTATCCTGGTCGAGATAAGATCGGTTGGAAGCAGCGGTGAAGGCCGCGAGATAACCCTCGATCGTCACGGTCAGGGTCTGGCCATTGGCGGCAGCGATCATGTCCAGCGTCGACATATAGCCGGTATAGTAAGGCTGGATCGCCCCGGCCTGCGTGCCGAACTCGTCGCGGATGACGCGCCATAGCCGCGCGGTGCGGCCACGCCAGTTATCGGTGGTGCCGATCGTGTCGAGCAGGTCGCTATCGAGCCCGACGATCCCCGATATCTTGGCAGTCAGCGAATCGGAGCCGCCCTCGCGGAACTTCACCTCACCAATATCGACGAAGGTGGGATCGACACCGTGGAAGGTATAACCATCAAGATCGGTGTCGCCGGTGCCGCTGAACGGCATGTCATGGCCCGATGTGTTGGCGCGCAGCGGATCGCCCAGCACGTCGAGCCACGCGACGAAGACGGGTCGGACTACCTGCGCGTCGAGCGCGGCGGCAGCGGTGCTATCTGGGCGGCTCACAACGCTTCCTCGCAATCGAGCACGAATTGATATTGCTGGCCTTCGGACACGTCCCACCCCGGCGGTTCGCTGGTCAGCGCCATCAACCCCCAAGGACGCCGGATTTCGACTGTCGCGGCGGTGGCTGGGATTTCCCCCAGATCAGGACCGAAATTGGCGATCGCTTGTCCCGCGCCATTGGTGATCAGGTCTGCGGTAAGGCAGACCAACCGTTCGTGGCCGCTGGGCAATGGCACCGTCATCAGGTCACCAGCCAGCAGCACGGTGCTACTGGCGGGAAGTCCGGTCAGTGGCACCTGGCCGCCATAGCTGCCGCCTGCGAGCACGGTGGGGTTGCTTGCCGTTGTCTGCTGCGTCTCGCCGGCGAGCAGGCGAAAGCTGTTGATCTGACCTTTGAGCGCGGTGAAGAAACCGCGCCATGGCTTGGCCTTCGCTTCGCTGATGATCGTCACGAACTCGCCCGATGCGGTCCATACCGTGGCACCTGGCAAGCCAATCACCTTGCGCCGCCCCGTCCAGCTTGATCGATTGACCTGGGCGGGAAACGGCGCGCGCCACTTCACGTTGCGCAGCGGCAGCGGCGCGGGTGGGGTGATGATCGCCACGGCTACAGCTTCCGGCGGCTGAGGCGCGCGATCGTATGATCGCCCGCGGCATTGACGATGGCGGGCGCCGACTGCAGCACGACCGCGCCTGCCGTGTCATTGGCGATCGTCTGCATCTGCTTGAGCAAATCGGCAGTGACCACGGCGCCGCGCAAATCGAAGCTGATCGGCCCGCGCCCACCGCCGGACTGGCCTGCGCCGGCAAGGCTCGGCAATCTGGCTGTTACCGGCCCGCCATTGGCAAACTTGGGCAGTCTGCCAGAATTGATGGCCATCAGCAGCGGCAAATGCGCCTGCGTGGCCCGTTCGTTTACGATGAACTCGCCATTGGATACGCGAATAGCTCCGCCAGCGCCGCCAAGTATGGCAAGAATACTGTCGGACCTTCCAGTTCCCGGCCCCTTGATTTGCCCGCCAGTGGTGCCGCCCGCAAAGCCAGGCAAGCCGCCACCGGCGAAACCAGTGATTTGACCGCCGTCCGCAAAGCCAAATATGCCGCCGCCAATGGCGCTGACGATCGCCTTTTCTATGGCAATGCGGGCAAGATCGGCAATGATCGACGCCGAGAGGCGCTTGAAGGCGCCTGATAGCGTTTCCGTCCCTTGCACCACCCCGAGCAGCCCATCTTCAAGCGTCTGCAACCCGCGCGCTCCGACATTCTCCAGCGCGGTATTGATATCATCGGTATTGGCCTTCAGCTGGTCGCGGTAACTTGCAATCGGCCCCTGTGTCTGCTGGGCTAGCGCAGCTCGTTCCGCCTCCTGCTTGGCTGGTAACCGGTCGCGCTGTTCCTTGGCCAATTGGCGATCGCTGATCGAATAGCGTCCATTCTTGTCATTGATCACGCGGTCCAGCGCATCACGCTCTTCCTGCTGCCGGATTGCGAGTATGCGCTGTTCAATCGCATGCCGCTCCTTGGCGATGTTGGTAAGGCTTTCCTGCACCTGTAGCAGTGCGATCTCATCATCCTGCGCGGCGCGCGTGCGTTCATAGGCAGCCTGGTCGAGATCCTGGGCACGTCGCTGCGCGGCGAGCTGCTTGTCGATCGACGCCGTGTCAGCATTGATCGCCTTCAGCCGGTCGAGATTGGCAGCAACATAACGATTGTCGAGTGCGGCAAGCTCAAGGTCTCGGTCCTTCGCCTGCCGCGCCAGCTCGATACGATCCTGCTCGAGCTTCAACCGCTCATCCGGGTTGTTGCTCAGGTCTGCTTGCGCTCCGCGCAGATCGATCTTCTCGCGCGAAAGAAGGTCGTCAGCGCGCCGCTGGTCACCTCGGTCCTTACGCGCTGCTGCTGCCGCGCGCGCCGCAAGCGCATCGGCTGACGGCCCTTTTGGCCCTGATGGTGCAAAGATTTTCGGCACTGCAATGTCAGTAGCCGCAGGCACAGCGGACTTTGGCTGAGCGATCGGCTTCTGGGCTGAGGCAAGTAGCGCCCGCTGGCGTTGCACCTCCTTCTGCGCGCTTTCGATCGTCGTACCCGATCGCACACCAGTGTCACCAGTACGCAGCCGAAAGACCTTGCCGGCGATGCCACCAAAGGAAAAGATCGTGCCATTCGGGTCTTCACCGCGTGCACTGGCCTCGCGCGCAGCCAATTCGTCCTCAGCGACCTTGAGCTTACGGCGGCGATAGGCGAGATCGCGGTTGGCATCGTCTGCCGCTTGTTGAGGGCCTTGCCCAGCAGCATAGCCAACAATCACGCCGGCTGCGGCACCGGGAAGCCCACCGACCCGGCCACCGGCTAGCGCGCCAATGATGGAAAGTGCCGTTTGCGGGTTGCTGTTCAGGAAGTTAACCGTTGCGCCGGTCAATTGGCCCAGCGCATTGGCGAGACTGAGAATGCTGGTCGCATTGTCCGCGACTATGCCAGCGACCTGTGCTTCCAGTACCTGCTTGATAGCGCTCAGCTTATCAGCCGTGTCGTCAGCATGTTGGATCTGTTCGTCCGATAGAACGAGCCCGAGCTTCTGCGCCGCACTGCTCAGCTCGTTGATCTGGCTGTTACCACCTGCCAGCAGCGTATCGAGCTGCTGGCCCGCTTTGCCGAACAGAGTCACTTCGAGCGCGGCACGCTTGGCCGGATCGTTGATCTTGGCCAGGCCGTCAGCAATCTTAGGGATCACGTCGCCTGCCGTCTTACCATTTACTGATGCGATCGAGATGCCAAGCGCGTTAAATGCTTTTGTCGGCTCTTCAGCGCCTAGCTGAGCCTTGCCGAGCGTGACTGTCAGTTTCGCCAGGCTCTTGTCGATCGTTTCCTGCTCAATTCCGACCTGTGTGGCGGCATATCGATAAGTCTGAAGATCCTTTGTCGTCACGCCCAATTGCTGCGATACTTCGCCGAGCGAAGATGCATAGTCGAGCCCACGCTTGGCCAGCGCGATCAACGACGCGCCAGTAGCGGCACCGACCAGATCACCAACGCCTATCCCGGCCAGCTTACCCTTAAGGTCTCCAAGCGCGGCAAAGCGCTGATCGATAGATGCCAGTCGGCTATCCGTTTTTCGCTGAAACTCAGCAACGGCATTGTCAGCTTGCTTCAGGTTGCGGATCATCAGCTCAGCGCTGGCACTGATCTGCAACTGCAGTTGGCGTGTATCAGTGCTTGGCATCGATGCGGGTTTCCTTCAACGTGCTCCGGCAAAAGGAGAGCACGCCATGCGGTTGGTTGCGACGGTGTTCGAGGTAATTGCGTTCCTGGCCGGTCTGATCGGCCTTTGGGTGGTTTTTGATACGATGGCTGCTCCTGGCGTATCGGCACCGCAGCAAGCTGCCGGCGTCGCATTTGGCATTTCCGTGGCCATCATTCCTTATTGCATTGCAGGTGTATTCCATCGTGGCGCCGTGCGAGAAATGATGATCAGCCTGTTGGCAAAAGACTGATCATCACTTCTTCGGCGGCGGGTTCATCTCCCGCCACATTTCGAATGCGCTGAAAAAATCATGCGATGTCGCGGCCCAGAACTGGTCTGGAGTCCAGCCAAGAGCCGCCATCGCAAAACCGCTCAGGCGGCGGTAACGGCTGACCCTGACGGCAGGTTTCCCGTCAGGGTCTTGACTTCCCCCTGGGCAGTATATCCACCGGTTGCCGCAAGATACAGCAGCAGCTCAAGCCGCTTCACCACTTGCAGCTTGCCAGTCTCGACGATGCACTCGCCGACGCGAACGTAGTTGTAATCCTGCATCGCCGCGTTGCCCGTCGCCCTGCCAAAGGCCTTAACGCACTCTGTCACGACGATAGCAGCATCATCGAGTGACAAAGCGCTATCGCCAGCCCGAGATGCCAACTGTTCTATGGACTTACCCGTCTGCCGCTCGATCTCGATCTGCGCGGCGAAGCTTGGGCGCAAAACATGCGCCATGCCATCGAGTTCAACCTCGATCTCGCCGCGTTCCGCATTGGCCTGTATGGCCCCATTGCTTGTCGACATTGTTAACTCAGGAGATCGATTGTCGGCGCGCCCGCAGCGGTCAGCTTAACCTTGACACCGACACCAGCATCCTGGCCGAATGATGTCGAGTCGAGATTGCCATAGACCGATCCAGCGAAAACGGCGTCGCCGCTGACACCGGCGGCACCGTTCTTACGAATCTGAATGTTGAACGGCGCAATAACTGCAGCGTTGGCGAGATTCTCCAGCCGGGTATATCCGTTCGTGTCTGGCAGGTTGGGGATGATGTCCAAATCAATCGACAGATCGCGCAGGCCTGGCGCGCTAGAGCCGTAACCAGAATCGTCCTTCGTCGTCAGATTGATCGACGCCGCGTTGCGGTTGATCGTCAGAGGCCCCTGCCCCTTGATGAGGTTATATGTGCCTGCGGTCGCACTTTCGATCCACAACATATAACCATTGCCAAGCAATTTCGCCATTTTACGTCTCCTTCAAGAATCTTGCTGAACGATCACTTCAAACCGCATTGCGCCGTGGTGCGTCACGCCGTCGTCTTCACGATCGGTGGCGCTGTCGGTCCATACCGGGCGTCCGAACGCAGCACCGGCGGCAACTAGTAATGCGCCTTCGATCTGCGCGCGCGCTGCGCTCATCATCGCAAAAAGCGGCCGCTTCGATTGCCCGCGGTGGCGAAACTCGATCTCGATAGCATGCTGCTCAAGCCCGCCATCCTTGCCACCGATCTGCTTTGCCTCGATCGCCCCGACCTCAATGAAAGGCGGTTGCCGTTCGGGCGGCACGTTGGTGAACACCGGCGCCAGATCAGTTACCGCAGCCACGTCAAGCGCGGCGAATATGGCGTCATGCGTCGCCTGCAACAGGTCGGTCATTCGGATACTCCCTGCGCGGCATCGAACAATGTCGCATCCCAGAATTTGCGCAGCGAATTGTTTAATGCGCTGCGCAATTGCGGCCGCTTTGCAAAAATGAACGGCCTTGGCTGCAAAGCACGGATACGCATCAGCGCGCCAGCGCGCGGCCCGCTGCGGATCGTGACGGTTTGTGCCTTGCGCCCGAACTCGATGATCCGGGCATAGAAGAACCGCCGGTTAGCCGCCTTGTTGATCAGCCCGACGCGCAACCGCAGCGAGGTACGCAACAGTTTCTGCTGCAGCGCCGCCTTCAACGCGCCGGTCCTGACAGGTGCGTCGGCCGCGATCGCCGCCAGCAGTGACGGCCCGGCATCGGCCAATATGCCCGCCATTTCCTGCTTGGCGCTATCGGGCAGTTGCTTCAGCAGCTTGCGGAACGACCTGGCGCCCGCGAGCTGCGAACGCACGCCTGCGCGCTGGCTGGAAAGGCGGGATCGAGCCGGGCTTGCCATCAGCTTTCAACCCCGGCTGTATCGGCCAGGATCACCAGTTTTTCACGGCGACCATCGGGATCGGCAACGGTGCGGACGTTGTAATCGCGGCCGTCCATGCGCAACTGGTCCCCGGTGCGCACCAGGTCGGCCCGCCAGCGCATTTCCAGCCGATAGACCGCCACGCCCTGCAGCGCGCCAGAGATGACCCCCTCGCGCCCATTCTGGCTATAGGCCGCTGCTCGCACAGTGCTGATCGTCGACCATGTCGTGATCTGGCCGCCATGGCCATCGCTGGCCATCGTTCCCCGGCGGATTTCCACCCGGCGATTGAGATCGCCTGATGCCAGCGCCGCCATCACAGCACCGGCATGCGGTAAAGACCGCATATCACAGTTACGCCCAGCGGCATTTCGGCCACTGTGACGCCAACGGCCACAGCCTCGCGGTTGCGATAGAAATGCGCGACGAGCATCTTGACGGCTATAATCAGTGCGGGCGGGCACTCACCCGCCGGATAACCGGCATCGAATGTCACCATGACCGCATCGGCATATGGCCAACAGGTGCCCGCAGCGGGGACAAGTGCACCGCCGGCAGCAATGCGCCATGCCGATGCGTCCAGCACCGTCGTGACGCCCTGAACGTCATAGCTGATGCCCGTGACCGAGACTGAGAATGCCGGGCCGATACCAAGACGAAGTTTCGGTGCGAACGCCTCGAAATGCGCCTCTATGCCTGTGCAAGGGGCAAGCCGGATGCCGCAATATTGCTCTACCGTCTCGATCGCCGCATCACGTAGCGATTCGATCAGCGCATCATCCTGCGTATCATCCGCCTCGATCGACAAATGCGCCTTGGCTGCCGCCAACGGTAACAGCGCCTCGCCATATCCCGCCACCGGCGGGGATGGGGTCAGGTGAAAGGACATGGCGAGGGCCGTTCAGTTCGAGGGATCAGGCCTGGTTAACAACCGGCTCGGCATTCGGCTCGCCCAGCAGGATAGCCATGCCAATCGGCGTGCCCGTGCCGTGCGTACCGCTGAAATCGGCCAGCAGCTTCAGGTATCGCTTGCCGCCCTTATAGCCGAACCGATACGCGTTGGCGGCAGCGTGCGCCGCCGTCAGCGCTTTGATGATCCCGCCCGATGCCACGGTAACGCCGAGCATATCGGCAGTCGTGACGTTGGTATAGGTCACGTTGTCATCGCTGTGCGTCAGCACAAACTCGATTTTATTTGTCACCGTGAAGGTGATTCCACCGATGCCGATGAGCAGCAGGATCTCGGCGGCGTCATAGCCCTGGCGATCAATAGCGGCGGGAGTGTTGTCTGCAGAGAGCGTCGCATTGTCGACGATCTGCGCGAAAAGGCACGAATGAATGTCCTGCATCTGAAAGTCCTTTCTGGAATAGGAAGACCGTGGCGGCCGCGCTGGCCGCCACGGTCAGTGCTCAGCTAGTGCCAAGCTTCAGCAGCTTGATCGCTTCGAAGTTGGTAATGCCGCCACCGACACGCTTCGTCGTGTAGAACATGACGAATGGCTTGTTGGTGTAAGGGTCGCGCAGGATCCGAGTACCCATCCGATCGGTGATGGTATAGCCACGTTTGAAGTCGCCGAATGCCACCGGATAGGCATTGGCGGTGGCACCATCCATGTTCTCGTCGGTATAAACCGTCTTGCCGAGGACGGTGGGCACTTCGCCGGCCTGTGTCGGCGGTGCCCAGAGATAATTCCCCTGGCCATCTTTCATCTGCCTGATGCTGAGCATGATCGCATCGGACATCATGAAGACCGCATTGCTTCGATAGCCCATGCGCAGCGCGTAATACAGCGCCAGAAGAGCATCGCCGGGTGCAGTACTGGCGAATCCACCAGAGGCGCCCGAAGCGACATAACCGACCTTACCCCATGCATATGAAGCATTTGCCACCTTGGGGTAGCTGGTGAAGCCATAAGGACGCTTGACGCCATCGCCGCTGATGAAGGCTGCGCCTTCCTTCTCGGCGAACTCGATCGAAACCTCGTCTGCCAGCCATTTCTCGACATCGAAGAACGCATCGTCAAGCATCTGCTGGGTCGCCGCAGGGTTCGCATAGAGCTCCATCGTGGGCAGGGAGATTTCCGACAGCTTCGGTGTCGCAGTTTCGGTGCGCGATTCCTCTTCGCCAACCCAACCGGACTTGGCGCCAGCCTGGCCGATCAGCTTCTTATACGTCGAGCTACCAACCTTCACGACATTGGCCACGTTACGCATGGCCGACATTGTGCCCGTCACACGGTCGATAGTGCGGTCCATCTCCTCCGGCACGATATAGCCGCCATCGGGATCGGACTGGGTCGTGAGGGCAGCCTTAATCTCGAGCGACCGCATGCCGGAATCCGGCTCGTTGCCGCGCCGAAACCAGCCGTTGAAGGCGGTAGCGTGCTCGGTCGCTTCGGGCGATCGGCCGCCATTGCTGCCACCGATGCGAAGCGCGGCGATGGTCCGCGACTGCTCGTCACAAGCCTTTGTCAGCTTGTTCAGGTCGGCGTTGATCGCGTCCATCTTGGTCGTGAACAGCACGTCGTCGACCTTGGCGCTGAGCTTGTCGTTGTGGGTCTTCTTGAATTCGTCCCATGCCGCGTTCAGCTGCTTGACCAGATCGGCGGGGTTCGTCGCATCGGCGCGGACAGTGCCGGCAACGGCGCGCGGACGCGCCGCGGTCATGCCGTCCAGGTCGATCTTCTGGAGCGAAGCGCGCGGGGCGGGCGGCAGGGCGGTGGTGTTCTGCAGGCGTGCGATTGCACTCGCCGCGAGGGCGATGATCAGCTTCTTCATCGTGGGTTCCTTCAGTTGGAGAGGGTCTGGAGCATGGAGGCGATATCGATCGCGCCCAGTGGGCCGGCAGCGCCAGGCGTGTCGGCATTCGGGGCAGCGCCAGGCGTGCCCTTGATGGCGTTGATCCGCGCGCGCGCCTCGGTGCGGCTGTATCCGGCGCGCACCATGGTCAGCTCCATCGCGCGGAGCTCGTTGATCTTGCGGTCTTCGGCCTGCGTCGCAGCGTCAATCTGCATTTGGTCGGCGGGCAGGATCGCATCGGCGAAGCCGCGTGCGATCGCCGTCGTGCCGGACATCCACGTTTCCGCATCCATCCACTTGCCGACATCGGCGGCGGCGCTCTTCGTGCGGGCGACGTAAAGGTCCGCCATGGCCTGGTCGAACGGCGCCAGCCATTCGGAAACCGCCTGCATGTCGTGGCGGTTGCCCATCGCCATCACCCAGCAATTATGGATCATGATGAAGGAGGAAACGCCGATCTGCACGGTATCGCCTGCCATCGCGATAACGGACGCCGCTGAGGCGGCCATGCCCATCACCTTGATCGTCACCTGCTGCGGATGCTCGCGCAGCACGTTGTAGATGGCGATGCCTTCGAACATGTCGCCACCCGGCGAATTGACGTGGACCTCGACGGGGCGGTCGCCGATCGCGCGAAGCTGGGAGGTCACCTTCTTCGCCGTGACGCCGCCGCCGGTCCAAAAATCCTCACCGATGTCCTCATACATCGTGATGACATTGTCGCCGGTCGCAACCGCGCGCACGCCGGCAGCCTCGTCGCCCCATCGATCATAGACGCTGGCGGGCGCGAAGGCCTGCACCCGGCGGTCAGCCGGCATCGGCAGCGCCGACGGACGCGCCGATGCCATGACGCGGCCAATAAGAGCGTTACGCATTCTGCTGTCCTCCGGTCGGATTGGCGTCGCCGCCATTGCCACCCGCCATGTTGGGCGGATCGTAATAGATATCGCCGCCTTCGCGCGGGTTCTCGTCTTCAAGTTCGAGCACCTTGTTGGGGCTGAACACACCCCATTGCAGGGCCTTGACGTAGCCATTCCAGCGTTTCTCGAAATCGCCTCGCACATAAGCGTTGCGGTTGAACCGCATGTAGAGATTGGGATCGGCTTCTGCGTCGATACAATCGATGTTGACGCCCTCTTCCCACATGATGAACTGGTCTTCGAGCGTGAAGTCAGCGAATCCCTGCTTCTGTTGCTCAAGCCCTGTTCCCCAACTCGTCGATTTTTCGGTATCACCGACGATGAATGGCGGCACACCGAACAGCATCATGATCTCTGTGCGCGTATATTTGCGCGCCTCCATCCACTGCGTGTCCTCTGCAGACATTCCAAGCCGGATATAATCCATACCCTCTTCAAGGATGATCGTCTCACCGTTGCGAGCGCCGCCCTGGCGGAAATCCTGCATATCGGCACGAAGCCGGGCATGCTGCTCTTCGGTCAGTCGCTTCTGGTGCTTCAGCGCGCCCGAGACGTTCGCGCCGTTGCGGAATACCGTGGATCCATGCTTCGCCATCGCCGCCGCATCGCCGAGCGTCTCGCGGGCGTAGGTGATGACCGACACGCCTTTGATGCCGTCTAGCGACAGACCGAATAGGTGCAGGATCTCTTCCTGCTGGAAGATCACGAGCCGCCCATCCTTGCGGGTGTAGTGGAATTCCATCATCAGATCGTCGCGCTGACGAGGATCGACCCGGTCCGGATGAAGCGGGATCAGCTCCTTCAGCTCACCCAGCGCACCCTTCACCTTCAGCGCATAAGCGTTGCCGCGCAGCAGCACATGCGCCTGCATCATCCGCTTGAACTGGGCAGGCTTCTGCCAGCGGTTCGGGCGGCGATTCAGGATATTCCAGATCGCGGTATCGGACGCGTCCACCCGGGTGCGATCATCCACCCTTCGCTTGACCTGCATCGGCACCTTAGCAACCGCACCAGCGATCGCCGCGACGCACCGGATGACGACGGGCTGACGCATCGCAGTGTCAGCGTTGACGAAGGCGCCCGACTCGGTCTGCATTCCCCGCCGCAACGCCTCGTCCAGGTCCGCTGACGACGTGACGAGAAAGCCGCCGTCGGGGCTGGACGCACTCGGCATCGGCGCGGGGCCCAGGACCGCGTCAACGCCCCGCCGGATCAGGTCGCGAAATGCCACCAATCAGACCCGCAACAGCCCACGCTCGGCACTATACACCGACCCGCCCGCCGCTTCCGGATTCCGCTCGAGGAGCTTCGTCGCGACAAAGCCGGCGACCAACGGGTCGATCTTGCCTTTCCCGCTTTCCGCCTTGGTGATCGACACGGAATTTCCCTTCTGGACTGCCTTCGCATTGCCGACGCACCAGGCCATCAGCCTGGTGCCGCCATGCGCCGCCATCCCCGCCTCCAGCTTGCGCTGCAGCGTGTTGATGGCCGAATTCATGTTCGTCGCACTTTGGGAGATCGCAACCACGTCTCCCGGCCCGCCCAGCGCAATGCTGAAGCCTGCCTCCTCTAGCCCGTCCGCGATCGCGCCCAGTGCCGCCGCGTCCACGCCGATGCCCGACTCCTCCGGCAACAGCCCGCTGTCCCGCACACGTTCGCAGATGGCGACGATCGCCACCACGTCGCGGTCCGTGGCCAGCCGTGCCGCCTCAGCTGCCTCGCCGTCCTCCAGCACAGCCTTCACGTCGGCGCGGGCGTCGGCATCGCCCCAGAACATCAGATCGCCGTCCGCCTCGAAGCCTTCCAGAAGGCTGACGATCTCCTTGCGGAGCTTCAGCACTTTGCGGTGCGCAAACGCCTTGAACCAATAGAGCCATACCCCGGTGCGCCGGTCCCGCCCCGCCACGCACACCCCGGTCAGATCGTCCAGCCCGCCGCCATCGATGCCGATCACGGCCACCTCGCAGCGCGCCAGCAGCGCGTCCAGGTCGCGCAGCGCCTCTACCCCGGCACCCTCCCAATAATCCGCGCCCAGCCAACGCTCCGAGTGGAGGCCGAGACCGATCTGGATGTTCAGATGCTGGGATGCCCAGCGCCTGACTTCCTCGTCCCCCTTGGCCTGCGCGGTCGCAAAATCGGCCTGCAGCATGTCGAGCCTGATCGACCTGCCCAGGTTCGGCAGCACCCGGTGCCACGTCGCGCTGTCGCGCCATAGCCCGCTGCGCTGAAACGCCTCGTCGAACTCATACAGCACCGGCAGCAGCGATGCGCCGATGCCCGTCACCCGCCCGTCGCGGATCGCCCGCGCCAGCTCAAGCTCGGCGGCGAACACGCCCGCCGGCGGCTCGTCGGACTGCGTCGTGATCTTCAAGATGAAGGCGCCGGGCCGCGCCAACATCCCGCCCTGCAACTGCCCCAGCACGCGCGACGCATAGGCTACCTTGCCCAGCAGGTGGATTTCGTCGACCAGCACGCCCTTGGGGATAGCCCCCGTCGCCACGCTCTCGTCGAACGTCTGCACCCGCAGCGTCGTGTCCGTCTTCCGGTCGGTGATCGTCTTGCGGTGATCCGCGATATGGAACCGCGCCGTCAGCACCTCGTCGGCCCTAATCATGCCCGATGCCTGCGCGAAGCCGCGATCGGCGATCGCTTGCGTCGGGCCATAGAGCAGATAGCTCTGCTGCGGCTCGTGATCCATCAGCACGCCGGTCACCATCGTCGCGCCGGCATTGGTCGTCTTGCTGTTCTTCTTCGGCACCAGCACGAGCACGTTGCGCACCCGCCGCAGGCCGCTGTCGTCGACCGATCCGAAGATCGCGCCGATCACCTGTCGATACCAGTCGCCGCCCGCCAGCTTCAACTCGGGCTTGCCCGCGACGTCCGGCAGCCGCAACTTGTTATAGATGCTGATCGCCTTGGCGACCGCCACCTTGTCCAGCGGCAGCGGCGGCACCAGCCCCGTTCCCGCCAGCAGCCGCTCCCGCCAATCGGGCAGCGCGAACGACCAGGCTAGTTCAGCAGGCTGCTCCATGAACTATCCTTGCCTGCGTGGTGCGCGTCGATCAGCGCCTGCTCCTTCTTGCCAAGCTTGGGCGGCTTCGCCTCGCGGGGCGCCTTGCCCTGCATCAGATCGCGCTGCCTCATCCGCTCGATCTTCTTCTCGAGCAGCGCCATCGCGCTGACGTTTTCCTTCTCGGCCTGGGCGATGATGAGCGCCATGCTCTTCATTTCAAGCCGTAGGCGCGCCGACCGCTTCCCAGCCAGCTCGTGAAAATAATGCCGCTTCAACGTCCGGTCAGTGATGCCCAGCGCCCCGGCAATCGCCTCATCGTCATGTCCACACGCCAAGGCGATCTGGACGAAACGGCGGTTTTCTGCGGTCGGCACGTGCGCTGGCCTGCCGCGCTTCCCCCGAGACCGAGGGACGGGATCACCCCAAAGGTCCGTCACCCCCGGCAAAAACACATCATCCACGAAAAAACTCCCAATGGCGGGGGGAGCGGTGTGGACGCCCTCATCCCCTCAGACTTTTATCTACCCCCCCCTGTCACGCCGTGCGTCCGACCCTCGACCCGCGCCACCCGAGCGCGCTGCGTCTTCTCGCCATGATGCGTCGCGCACAACAGCTCGACGTTCGCACCGTCGAGCGGCGCGCCACCATCCTTAATCTCGACGACATGGTCCGCGATCAGCCCTCGGTTCGATCCGCACCGCTCGCACCATGCCCCGCGCTCTTGCTTCAGGCGCCTTACCAACGCCCGCCATTCACCAGACTGATAGAACTGATCGGCAACCTTAGGCGGTGCTGCGATGCGCAGCGGCAAACGGGCGATGCGCGGCTTCAAGCCGGAGAGCCTAGCCACGCTGCTCGCTCCCCATCATCCGTGTCGCGCCACACACAGCACCGCAAAGCATATAGCTTTTTATCCCGATAAAGGTCCGGAGACGAACACCCATTATTTCGCGTACGGACCTTTTGCATATTGACGACTACGGACAAAGATTTCTGCTGAGTCGCTGCATCAGCATGTGCGATTGGCGCGCTTGACAACGCGTTGCATGGCACGTCCGTAACGCATGCGCAGTCCATCAGCACCGCGCGTCAAGCCGATCGGCGCCAAGAGCTTACGCCATGGCACCTGCGAGTCGCCGAGCGCTAGCCTGGCAATAGCCAATCCGATCAGCTTACGGTCATGCACGGCGACCACATCAAGCCAGCCAAATGCCTGTTCAGCCGCTGATGTCTCTGCTCGCGTCAATGCAGCAGGCCGCAACACCACGTCTGATGATCGCAGATCGCCACCACGCGCATCATAGTCGCCAGCTTCGGCAGATGTATCTGGCCAATAGGCACGAACCTGCAGCCAACTACGCTCCCGGTCAGGCGCGCGCCAATAGACGAGCATCGCCTGCACCAGCCGCTCCTCCACCTCGGCAAAGCTCAAAGCTCCATCCCCATTCTTTATCATCAACATCTTGTGTCCTTCCCTTCTACGGCAAGACGGCAAGTTAAGAGTGAAGGGTTCACGCGCACCCGCACCCGCACAGATAAGGCAAAGGATGCAGAAACCTGCCGTACCTGCCGTTACCTGCCGTATCCCGCCTAAATCATAGCGTTCAGGGCACGGCAGGTTGCGCTAAACCCGCCGTTTTCACCCCCGCAACCCGCCGTTCCCGCCAGCACAAAAGTCGTCACCTGCCCACTTTTCAGGCAACCGAGCGCCGCTACCGCCGCGATCACGGCAGGTTGAAACAAACCTGCCGTACCCTGCCGTCCCCACATCTTGTGGCTGTGCATCTCAGCGCAGTGCCCGTCAAAGCACGTCATCATCGCCTCCTAAATCGTCGAGCACGGCAAGTCCGGCACTGTCTACCGCCTCAGGCGGCAAGGGCCAAGCGGCGTCGTCCTGCGGCGCGGCAGGCGGCGCGGTGAACATACCTTGCAGCCGCAGTGCGATACCGAGGCGGTATCTCTGTCCTTGGCTGTCTTTCCATGGCATAAACTGTTTGTTGCGCAATTCACTACCGAACTTGGTTGATGACATGACGCGTTCTTTCTCGATGCCGCGTTCTTCGCACCAGTTCTTAAAATGACTGTAGAGAGACTTGGCGAGCGTCTTTGCCGCCGGATCGCCTGTGTCACACCACTCTGCAATCCACTCGAGCAGCGGACTGCTATCCGCCCAGAAGTCGGCCAGCACCTCGGTCATCGCCTTTGGCTGGGGAATCTTGCGTGTCGTCAGCCAGTCGATGGCGCCGGCAATCAACCAGTTGAGAATGCCGGATCGCTCGCTCGCCAGCTTCATCAGCACCACGTCGATCGGCATTTCGCCTTGCAGGGTATCGCTTAGCGACACCCGCCACATATAGAGCTTGAAACGTCGCCTGAAGCCCTTGTCGTCGCTCGGCGCGCGCGGGATGACGTTGCACTCCGCATGGATCTTGCACCGCGGCGGGAAAGTGATCTCGTGCCGCGCATTTGCGCCGCGCGCCGTCACGAAACTGCCGGTAATCTGCTTGATCACCCCGCCGTCCCAGACCGATCTCGGCGGCGGCTCGTCACAGGTGACAAAGCGAATATCACCTTTGAGCCTCACCAGGTCCGATCGGTGCTCGCTGCCCGCCTTCTGGTTGCTGCTTTGCAGGAAGGTGGCGATGCCGGCATGCCGGTAATAATCGCCGTGCAGCGCCGCCAGTGCCATGTGCGTCGCGCTCTTGCCGTCGCCACCTTTGCCCTGGTGGACATAGAAGCTCTGGTCGCTGGTCAGCCCCGTCAGCGAATAGCCATAGAGAACCTTGAGCGCGTCGAGCTGCTCGGCATCAGGCGTCAGCTGGGCAAGCCGCTCGATCCAGAACGGGCAGGAGGCATCCGGCTCGTAATCGACATCAGCCCGTTGCATGAGCATGTCGGCGGGGTCGTGCGGCCGCGCCGTCACCCGCCATCCCTGCGGCCCATGGACGAAGCGCAGCGTGAAATTGCGGCAATTATAGATAAGCGGATCCTTGTCGAAATCGTCGACGCTGGCGCACATCAGCGCGCGTGCCTGGCGCAGCATCCCGGCAGTATTGCCAGCTCCACCCGATCGCACGGCATGGCCGCGTAGCGCCTTTACCCGGTCGAGCGCGATCTCTTCGGTGCACCAATCGCCCACTTGTCGCTTGAGTGCCATCGGGTCGCCCGCTATCTCTGCCAGGGCCGCCGCCTCCGCATCGATATGCTCGATCACCCGGTGAGCGAACTTCATTGCCTCAATATTGCCGCGCTCCAGCGCCCAGCGGGTGCCGTCATACCATGCGAAACTTTCCTCCTCCTCGATCCACAGCAGCTTACCCGTTGCGATCACCACCAAGCGACGGGCATTGCCCAGGTCGCTGGCGTCCAGCCACGCGGTGCGCAGCGGATCGGGAATGGAAATCGGAATCATCTCGTTCATTGCCGCCCCCTCACGGCTGTTCTGCGGCGCGAGCTGCGCGCGCCATAACCGCGGCGGTGCGCGCAGCTTTCACCCGGTTGGTCAGCTTCGGCGTCACCTGGTCGTCAGGCGCGAAGATCTTCAGCAGCGCACGGTCGCGCGCATCGTCCATCATGTCGTCGAACGACACCGCCCCACCGCCGACGACGCTGCGATAGAGATCGAAGATCGCCTCCGCTTCCTCCATCTTGTCGCGGCCATGCTTGTCGACCTTCATCAGCCAGCGCACCACCTCGCCGATCTTCACCGGATCGAAGCCTGCGCCCTTCGCCTCTTTCAGCACGTCGCGCGCATCGGCCTGCAACTCGGCAATCTCGTCCTTCAGCGCCTTCACGCGATTGACGAAGCCGACGAGGAGCGATTTCGACTGGCCGTCCTCGGTCACTTGTCTAGCTCAGCCGCTAGCGCCATCGCCTCATCATGCGTGGAGATCTCGAACACGGGCTGCACGCTTCCATCCGGCATGATGACCTCAAGTGTGTGCAGCTTGAACAGGCCGCCCAGAGTCCAGTCGCAACCGCGCGGTGACGGCGATCCATGCCGCGCACGCTTGAATGGGCCCGCCTTTGTCCAACGCCCCTCGCACGAAAAACCGACTTGAGTCTCAACTAGGTCTTCTGGAACACCCGCCGCCAGCAGCGAAACTATGGATTGGACGGTGCCGCAGATCGGGCACTTAAAAGCCGCATCGGACCGTCGCGCCATCCCTTGTGCTTTCAGCTCGGCGTGAAACTCCTGCAATGTAATCTGTCTCATCACTCCCCCCTCACAGCATCGTTGAAATCCATCCCCATCCGGGGCCGAAAAGCACGAGCGCGGGCACCTGCCGCACGCCAGGCATGTACAAACAGCGCCGCACACACGTCGGCACGCTCCTGCGTGGTCATCGTCCGCCGAATTATTGGCGCGCGCGAGCGCTCGATCAGTGCCACTCCGCTATGCTCGCGCGTGCGCGGGTCAATGGGCCCACGCAGCGGCTTCATGTCGGCATCGATCAGGCCGGTGACGAGCCCATCATGCGGAAAGGCCAGTGCTGGTGCGCGCTCTGGATCGGGCCTAGGATCATAGAGCGGCAGCGCCCCTTTGATCGTCTTGGCATGCCCCTGCAGCGTGCCCAGGCTTAATGCCGCCAGCCCGATCGCTGCCTCGCCCGCCCCGGCGATCGCCATGCCCGATAGCGTCGTCTCTATCCCCTCGCCCACGAACAACGGCAGGTTCGCCGCGTAAGCGCCCAGCAACACCGCGCCGCCCGTCATATCGCCCAGCATCTTGCGCGCGGGCCATGCTGTTCCATCGCTGCGCAGCCGGTCCATCTTGCCCGTCAGGTCCGGCGTAAGGAACGTCGCGTGCACGCCGATCGGCAACCACTCTGGCAGGCGACGCACCAGCGCCACCATCGCGGGTGCCTGCGGCACGCTCGAGGGCTTGCGGTTCGCTGGCCACGCCATAATTGGCGCCGAGGAGAGAAAGCGGATGTCCGCAAGCCGATCATCAGTCAAAACGGCCGCCGGCACGCCACGCGCCGTCAGATAGGTACGCACCGCCACCAAATCAGGCTTGGCATGCTTCCAAAGCCAGCGCCCCATCACAACAGAATCGACGGCGTCCGACGACGGCCTCTCGCGTTTCTCACGCCGCGCGGCTACCGACGAAGACGGGTCGATCTGCGCCCCTTGCTCGAGAAATGCGATCGCGTCGTTAAAGCTGATACCACGCACGTCCTGCACGAACTTTATCGCATCGCCGCTCCAATCGCATCCCCAGCATCGCGCTCGGCCATGATCAGCATCGACGGCAAAGCTGTCCGATTTGGAACCGTGGAACGGGCATTTGCCGCGCGGCCGCCGACCCTTACCAAGCTTAACAACCTGACCGATGACGCTGACGATATCGACGCGCTGGCGCACAGCATCGATCCGCGCGCGAAATGCAGTGTCTCTCTCGATGCGGCTGGTCGGCACGAAGACAATCTTTCAATGGATAGAATTACTGAAGAGGCATGAATTTCATCGCAAAGATGATGCCGCCGATCCTGGCGGATGCGCGGCGAGCCAGTCGCGCGCGGCGATCCCGGCTTGGGCTTGGCGCACCTTTGCCCGCGCCTTTCTGGTCTTCACGATGTCATTGGCCAGATCGACCGGCAGCCTCCTAAAGCATGACGGGCAAACAGCATGCCAGTGCAGCCGCATCATCCCACAACCAGGAACCGGACAAGGATATTGCCTGGTCATGCGACTTCCTCGCCAAACAGCGGGCCAAAATTAGAACGATCAGACTTTGAACGCCGCTTGGCAATATCGGCAGCGCGCGATGCTGGCCCCATCGAT